AGGACTTCCTGGTGACAAAGGACCTACTGGCGACAAGGGTCCAACAGGTGATAATGGACTTCCTGGTGATAATGGACTTCCTGGCGACCAAGGACCTACTGGCGACAAGGGTCCAACAGGTGATAATGGACTTCCTGGTGACCAAGGACCTACTGGCGACAAGGGTCCAGCAGGTGATAATGGACTTCCTGGTGACCAAGGACCTACTGGCGACAAGGGTCCAACAGGTGATAATGGACTTCCTGGCGATACTGGTAATCAAGGACCTACTGGTGACAAGGGTCCAACAGGTGATAATGGACTTCCTGGTAATCAAGGAGCTACTGGTGACACTGGTAATCAAGGAGCTACTGGCGACCAAGGACCTACTGGTAATCAAGGAGCTACTGGCGACCAAGGACCTACTGGTGACCAAGGAGCTACTGGTGACCAAGGACCTACTGGTGACACTGGTAACCAAGGACCTACTGGCGATACTGGTAATCAAGGACCTACTGGTGATAATGGACTTCCTGGTGATAATGGACTTCCTGGTGATAATGGACCTACTGGTGACCAAGGACCTACTGGTGACCAAGGACCAGTGGGGCCAGCAGGACCTGTTGGTGGTTCAGACGGTCAAATTATATATAATAGTGGCGGAAATGCAGTCGGATCACCAAATCTAACATTCAACGGTACTACATTATCTACCGTAACTATAGACTTATCAGCCCAACTAACATCTTCTTCAAATCCAAATGCTCTAACATATGTCACGTATACCGGTCCTCCAAGTCTCAGTTCATTATTCTGTGGTCACACTCCTTTTTCATCTTACGGAATCATACGAGTAGACTCATATTGGGGCAATGATATAAATGCAGCAACAATGAAATACCAGATTCCCTTTAAGACAGTATATGTAGCCCTTCAACAAGCTTCTGCGGGCGACACAGTATTTGTAAATCCTGGAACATATGTGGAGACACTTGCATTAGTTCTACCTGCTGGTGTATCATTAAGAGGAGCTTCTGTACAAACTGTTGCAATAAATTATACTGGAACCGGTTCCGAAACAATGATAACTATATCTGGTGCAGGTCGCATTGAAGATGTAACATTAAATGCATTTGATTGTCTATCTTGTATTACAATAACAAATCCTCTAACATTTAAACTACGAACTGCAGTAATAAATATTTCAGGAACTACCGCATATGGAATATACTGTAGTGCTACAGGGTCTACCACCGTAAATTCAGTATCTACTATTCGCGGAACTACAATAAATGCTACTGGATCCACAACAGGTTATGGTATATACTTACATGGTGACTCTCGACTATCTCTGCGAGATACGGTTGTATTTGCATCACATATAGGTGCGATATGCGATGTAAGTGGTTCATTCCTAGATCTTAAAACATCTACTATCAGTGGAACAACAGCAGATATAAGTCAAACATATGGAACTATTATTGTAACAAGTACAGATTTAGTACATTCTAATGCAAATGGATATGGATTAACAGTAGGTATTTATCCCAATGTAATGGTATACAGTATTTATGGTGATATTAAAACTACAACAAAACATTGGTTATATCCTGGAGCAGTAACATTTGGAGATTTACCTACAACCGCATTTGGTTTCAGTGTAACACAAAAATGTTTAATTCATGATTTAACAATTAGAGCAAGAGTTGCACCTGGTGGTGGATATACAACAACTATTACCGTTAAAAATGCTAATACATCTGCATTTCTATCTATTGGATTAACTGATACAGAAGTTTATAAACAGATGGATGATGCATCTTTTACAGTTAATATAGGTGATATAGTTGAAATAGATATAGTATCAACAAATAATGCGATTAATACAACAGATGTTATTTTTACATTTATCATGTATTAAAATTTGACTACTATTAATATTATACTATGGATAGTACGATGTCTACAATCCAAGAAATTGTAAAACGACTCGAAGAAGCAAACCACGCCTATCGTAATGGTCTAGAAGAGATCATGACCGACGATGAATATGATGCTCTAAAAGACAAGTTAGAAGAGTTGGATCCTGAAAATCCTTTTCTGACTAAGATTGGAGCACCTATTGAAACCGGTGATGAAGTGGTTTTACCAATTCCTCTGCCATCACTGAACAAGGCCAAACCAGGTACTCTGGTCAAGTGGCTCTCCAAGAATCCAGCCGAGAAATACATGATCTCAGTAAAACTCGATGGATGTTCGGCTCTCTGGCTTCCTGAAAAGCGGAAACTCTATACTCGTGGTGACGGAGTCAAGGGCCGAGATATTAGCCAATTTGCCCCCTTCTTTAAAGGATTTCCTGCTACTGGAAATGCAGTAGCTGTGCGAGGTGAACTGATTATGCGCACGGATTCAAAGGCGGTTCCCGAAGGAAAACTAGCCCGCAATATTGTAGCCGGTATCTTGAATCGCCACGAAGTCGATCCTGCACTCTTCGGCGAAGTCTATTTCGTAGCCTATGAACTCATTGAACCGGCCACACTGACACCAAAGGATTCTAACACTATGCTCAAGTCTATGGGATTCGAAACGGCCCGTGCTACCCTAGTAAAGGCTTCTGATATGACCGAGGTCCAGCTTTCAGCTGTCTTTGATGCCGCTGACAAAGTGAGCCAGTATCAATTAGATGGTATTGTAGTTGCACCTGAAATAGCAAGAGCAAAGGCACCCAGTGGTCTCACCAATCCAACAGATCGAATTGCCTGGAAAACGAGAGGTGAACTCCAGAAAAAAGAGACTACAGTGCGCAGAGTTGAATGGAATGTTAGCCACACAGGATACCTCATTCCTCGTATCTTGTATGACCCAGTCGTCCTAGGAGGAGCCACCAATACTGCTGTAACCGGTATTCATGGTCGCTGGATTTATGATAATGGTATTGGCCCAGGAGCCGTAATAGAGATTACACGAGCCGGTTCAACTATTCCTAAAGTCGTCGGGGTTCTAACATCGGTTCCTCCGTCTATGCCTCCGAGGTATATCTGGGTCGGTGCCTCTGTAGAGGGAGGACCGCCACCTCTCGGTGCAGTCCATCTTATGCAGACGGGTGTCAATGGAGGTGAATTGGATCAAAGCAAGATGGTCCATGCTCTTGGTGAACTCAGAGTTGAACATGTTGGATCCGGACTAGTAACCAAACTATTTGATGCGGGTTTCAAAACGCTACGGTCTCTGTATGCAGCAAAACCGGCGGATTTTCTCGTAGTCAAGGGAGTCAAGGGTGCAATGGCCGATAAAATCTTTGAGGGACTCCGTGCAGCTCAGTCAACATGGACCGAACTCGATCTTATTGTGGCTTCTTCTACTATGCCGCGCACCGTTGGACGTACTAAGATGGCTACGCTGTTAGCCAGAGCTCCCGTAACAGATCTGGCCTCTCTGCAGGGTCAAGCTATTCCAGGGATAAGTCCCGACACTATCCAACAAGTGGTTGCCTGTGTACCTGCATACTTAGACTGGCGCCAGTATAACTTTCCTGCAGTAGCTGTAGTTACAAGTACAGTTGAAAAAATTGGATCTATTGTCATGACGGGTGAACGGGATGCTGCCCTAATTGCAGAAGTCTTGGCCAGAGGATATGAGATTGGAGCATCAGTAACCAAGAAAACAATTGCTGTCATATATCCTGATGGAGAGGCCGAGCCTAGCACGAGCAAGGTCGAAAAGGCACACAAAGAAGGTATTCCAGTTCTAACAGTGTCTCAGTTCAGAACAAAATTTCTCTAAATTAGGGATGAGTGATTTCTATAAGATAACGACACTGTATGATTTTAATCTTTTTGGTTTTGTCTCTTATATTATTACAGCCGGTGCTATTATAATTATAGTATTGACGGTGGTATGGATACCTTCTGTAGTTGTAACTCCATCTGACCCTATTAGTACCATAAATACCTATGAAGCAAATAAATTAAAACGTGGGGATCTTAGACATTATCTAAGTTCTATCAATATAGATCCAACCAAAATAAACATTACCCGTCTGCAAGTAGCTACTGCAAATTACGGTGCTATCATGATGGAGTCAAAAGCACCTTGGGTAACAGGCTATATGACTCCTTATCACGGAACAGTAAAATCAAGTGCCGTTAAAACACAGATTGATGCAGGTGCAAGAGCCATTATTTTTGATATCTGGCCTGATCCAAAGACCAAGGAACCAGTTGTTGCTGCAATGATTGATAATACTGGTTATGGGCGTAATGTCTATGCCTTTTGGAAAGATATCTTTGGTCTTAAAACAGGTAATGGTAGATATAGTAACTGGGCTCTGTTAACTAGGAATACTGCACCAGTAAAAGAAATTATTGATAAAGTGGTTGCAGAAGCATTTGTGGGAAATCAGTCCAATGATCCGTTTTTCATTATTCTGAATCTACATGGAAATCTATCTGCACAGTATTTAAATACTCTAGGTGGAATTCTTAATACTTCATTGGCTGGTAGGAAATATACTCCTACTGTTACAACAAATTCTAATGCTACACTTGCATTGAATAATTTATGTTCTATTAATGTTTCTGATATGTTTGGCAAAGTCTTTGTTATAGTAAATCCTGACTTGGTAGAAGATGTTAATTCATTCAACACGAAATTTATTGGAACTGCAATGAACGAAGTTACAAATTTAATGACATCTACATATCCAACAGTAGTTAGACCAAGTGAATTATTAATGTTAACTAAGTCTGATTATACAGATTGCAACGGTGTGAGTAAAGTTCCTCTGTATCGTGTCTCTTTGTGTGCTATTCAACCATCTATAGGAGAGACAATTACGGATAATAATACTCAGTATCCTGCAGAATTATATACACAAGCAATGAATGCAGGTGTCCAATTTGTTGGTGTAAATGTTTTTACATCAGATAAAATCTTAAATGATTGGGTCACTCGTTTCGGTAAATATAGTTTCATTTATAAACCATAATATAGAGATGGCTACTATACCAGAGTTAGTAGCTCTTGTTAAGACAGCTGCGGAACGGGCTGCTAATTTTCAAGAACGATTTGCAGCCGAAGATATCGAGGCCCATAAGATTGTAGATGTTATGGAGGCTTTCTTGAGAAGTCGAGGCCGTGTAGTCTATGGTGGTGCTGCAATAAATGCATATCTGAGTCCTGAAACCCGGTTTTATGACCCTAAACTTCACTTGCCAGACTATGATTTTCTGACACCAGATCCACTGCAAGACACAGCCGATCTTATTGCACAGTTTAAACGGGAAGGATTTCAAGAAGTAGAGGCTAAATTTGGAATTCACGAAGGAACCTATAAAGTCTTTGTGAACTTTCGTGCAGCCGCCGATATAACATACATGCCGACTGATTTATATACGAATACTTTTAAAGAGTCTACTCTTATTAATGGAATACGCTGTGCTAGTCCCGATTTTCTCCGAATGAATATTTATGTGGAACTTAGTCGGCCCCAAGGAAATATAAGTCGGTGGGAAAAAGTCTATCAGCGTCTGCTCTTATTAAATCATGAACATCCCATGGTTGCACAGTGTACCGAGGATCAACCACATAGAAATAAAAATAAAAAGGTGGTCGAACTTGCCAAAGAATATGGGGCTATATTTCTGACCGAGCCCGACGAGAGTCCTCTCATTCTCATGACGGATAATCATAAATTAGAGACAGCTCTTGAAATGACAACCAAAAAGTTTGAATCAATCGGTGATATTCTACCTGCTAGAACAGAATTTTACAAAGGTACACGCTTAATAGTTGTTGTCTTTGATACAATGGCCTGTCATGCATATGTTACGATAGAATCTATGCGAATTGGTTCACTTGACTTGTTGATACATATGTACTATGCCATGTATTTTACAAATGTAAACTATATTTCCAATCTACCTTGTGTGATTCATAAACTGATTAAGCTGGAAGCTGAGAGGCGTCAGAATGCTGTTAAAGGAGATGAAACATATGATGTATTTCCGATAGAATGCGTGGGTCATCAACCTACTATGCCTGAGCTAAAACGGGCACACAGAAAACGTGTACGCGAGAAGCGTAAAGAATTGGCCCATTTATTTCAACGATCAACCAATCGTAAGAATGCCCTTGCGTAGCATGGCTGATATACAACTGGCTAGACAACGTGTATCTGCTTTTGCCGAGTGCAGAGAGTGTCCAACTAAGTCATACGGATGTCCATATAGATGTGTGTATAACTCATTAAGACGAGGAGCCTTGAATGGATGTCTTGCATCCGGTGCAGATGGAACTTTCACTAAGTCACGCGTGGTCTCCATGGTACACAGTTCCTTACATCTTAGAGGCCAGAGATTCCGGAGTTGAACTGCATCAGGTTCTGGTAGCCTGAGACTCGATGCATATGCCGCTGCTCTAATAACCGGTTTGTCAAATGCCAAATTGTGACAGATAATCATATCGACAGAGTGCAATGCATCGCGAAAGTCTAAGAAAACTGTGGCTGGATCCTGGCCCCGATTTCGTGCATCATTTTCTGTAATTCCATGGATTTTCTCCGCTCCGGCATCCCATGGAATCTCCGGATTAAGACGGAGGCGTTTATCTTGACTTTCAAGCAATGTCATTGTACGATCCACCTTGTAAATAGCCCAGCTGATTTGTAGAATTGCAGGATATGCATCTGTACAAGAATACGGAGCATAACGATTCTTGGGTAGTCCGTTTGTTTCGGTATCGAAAAGAAGAACCTTCATTTAATGAACAACCCGGCAACTTAAAGGCCAATCAACTTTTTGTAATAAAAATATTGTGTTTAAGTATAACATGGCCCGTAGAACCCAGAGACGTCAAAGTCAGAGACAGAGACAGCGTCAGAGCCAGAAGCAGCAGCGGCGTCAGAGCCAGAGACAGAGACAGAGCCGGCGCCAGAGGCAGCAGCGCGGTGGGTTCCGTTTCTTTTAATTGCAACAATATCCATTATTTAAGGATCAACGGCTCAATGGCAATGGTAAATAATACTTGAGAGTTTCAATGTTTATTTATACATCCCATTTACCATCTGCGAGATTTCGCTAGAAGGGTATTGATTATATCAATTTCCTCCCGGCTAATTCCTATGTATAAATTAATGAATACTTATGTTTTAATGACTGTTTTACTATTCCTTGTGGGCCTAGGAATGTTATATAATGTTAGTGAAAATTTTGCATCGTTTACACCTGGTGAATCTGCATGGCAATCTACATATCTAACATGGGTTCCATTATATAAGCAAGGTAAAACAACTCCCGTACAAACTGCATTTCAAAATTCTATTACTAGTAATCCTATTGAAGATAAGAAACGTAAATGGTCTAGTATTTTAAAACCTGTACAGGTAGAATCTGCATTTTTGGCGGAGGTTAGTACAATGCAAACTGATATACAAAATTGGACAGGAGTAGGTCCTACAAAAGGACCTGTACAAGTTGATACGCTATCTAGAGCTATAGATGAATCGGTGTATGACTGTTCTCATAATCCCGATTATATAAAAAAAGATGAGATTCCCTGCTGGAATTGTACCATATAAATAGAGGAAATGAGTTCACCTACGCTCATTGGTATAGGTATAGCAATATTTTGCATTACAGCATTGCTATACTTTCAGAGCAAAGAAGGATTTGAAAATGTACCAGCAGACTTGAATCGGGCTCCGGTATCTAAACCCATACAAACAATTCCTGGTAATTCTAGTTTAAAAACAACTACACCAACAATAGCTCTAGCTACAAGAAGTGAATTAGCCGAACTCGATAGTAAACTCATGACCTGGCTTGATGCCGCCAGCCAGCGAGAAGTTGGAAATCCAACCGCTCTTTCCGAAGACCAACGCCAAAAACGTGTCTTATATCAAGCCCGTGTATCAGCTATCCGACAACAACTTGGTACCGGTCTTGTTGTAGATTCATCAAAAGATGTCAGTGCACAAATTTTACAACTTCGTACGGAAAATGCTGGTTGGCAGAGCCCCAACTATGTTGTGAGTGATTTTGCTACTACAGCAGATCCAACTGCATTTTTAACTATGGCCCAGTACAAAGAATTCCGATCCATAATGTTACAAACAATAAAGAGTCTACAGACATTTCAGACAAGTGATCCATTAATGTCTGTTCGTCAAAAACAACTTGAACAAATTGATTCTGAATTACGGCCAACGGATTTACAAGGAATTCTTCCCCCGATTCGAGTAGGTTCGGCCCGTGATTTCCTAGGTCGTATGTTACAATCAACCCAGCCTCTTCCAACATTAATTAGTATGGCACCCATGCCCACACCCAGCCTAGTAAGCAATCCTCTTGATATAATTCGGCAAGTCCAAAGTATTCCTAATCCACCCATTAAACTAGTTAAATTGGCTGAATACTTATCTACCGGTAATCCCAGTACAGAATCTGTTGTAAAATCCCGTAATATAATTTGGAGTGACCGGGCCAATACTCTGTGTAGTCAACTCCGCGAGGCATTTCCTGAAAAAGATGCAGAAGCCCTTGGATGTCCAAAACACAAAATACCAAAAGATAACGAGGGAGCCGAGAACCTTGTATATACGGTATGTAATCGCATAAAAGAATCTGTGCCGTCGATAACTCCTGAACAGTTTAATTGTCCAAAAGTTTAAGATATTCCTCGGTATCTAACAGATGGATTCACAAGTAGTTGGATTAATTATGAATCATAATTTATGGATTATAATTCTTGCAACTCTTTATGCATTTTCATTGTACGTCTACTTTTTCCCGACACCAATGTTCAGTTATTACAATGAAGGATTTGTTGATCACTCGGATAAGTTTCTATCCCATTTGTAGAGTATGCATCCGAAAAATGTTGCAACCTATGTGACTATATTATTGGTTGGTCTGGGTCTAGGCTTGGTTATATCCAAGTTTATACCCTTAAAAGAACGGTTCATGGATGTATCTGAAATTACTTGTAATCAGTGTAAGAGAAATCCCTGTGGATGTCGCGGTTCCGGCGAAGATCGGCGAATGTGTCCTGCAATTGATTGGAGTAAGTACATTCTAAAGGCTTCTGTTCCACCATGCCCGCCCCAGCCCGACATGTCTCGGTATATGTTGAAATCCGAGTGTCCTACTCCTCCCGATATGTCTCGGTATGTGTTGAAATCTTCTGTTCCTGCATGCCCGCCGTGTATCAGTACTTGCAACAAACCATGCAAGATTGGTGATTGCCCGCCTTGCCCTAGACCTAGATGCCCCGTTGTAAATTGCCCAGAACCAAAGGCATGTGCTCCTTGTGCTGCGGTAGAGCCTCCTCGTTGCCCAGAGCCTAATGTAACATGCAAGGCCAAGTACGAGGAAGAATCGCCTTGGCTAGTACGTCCTCTTCTGGCCTCTATTTCTGGTATGTAAGTTTAATCTATTTCTATTTAATTTATATCATTTTATGATATAAATTAAACACATTAAATAAGGGGATGGATACCAGATTCTGGGGACCATCCGGTTGGAAACTGCTACATCTGATTACAGCATCAAAAGTGGCATATCCAGATAAAGTGTTTCAATGGTTTACAATTCTTCCATATGTCCTTCCTTGTAAATATTGTCGTACATCTCTTCAAGAATATTATGAACAAGAACCACTTAGTCTGGCTATAGTAAAAGACACAGAAGCATTTGGACAATGGTTATACAAGATTCATAATATGGTAAATGCTAAGTTACGTAGCCAAGGAATCTTGAAGACATCTGATCCATCATGGCCCTCTGTTCGCAATGAATATACTAAGATGTCTACCTGTGATTTTCCAATGGTAGGCTGGGACTTTCTAGCATCTATTGCCTATACTACACCAACTAAGGGTGTAAAATCTGTGCCATTACCTATCAAAGATAATGAGAATCCGCAGACTATGGCCGACAAAAACCGGTATAACATGTTGACACCGACTGAACGAATTCAGATTCTCAAGACTTGGTGGAGTTTAATACCATTCATCCTTCCCTGTGAATCTTGGCGGTCTGCATGGCCTACTTCTCAACCACCATTAAAAAGAGGACGCGGGCCAGTAAGTTGTTGGTTATGGGATATTGAATGTACAGTCTGTTCATCTCTCAAATGTCCAACACCACATTCATCACTGCCTCTGTTAAAATCGGACTTGACTGCATTTGAAAGTGGATGCGGATCATCATCAAAAAAGAAGACTTGCCGAGCTAAACGGGAGCGATTACGACGCGCAGCATTGTCTAGAAGACGGTTTTAGTTTTTCTTAGTCTGTCGAATTAATCGAAATTCAGGATATATTGACTTTCTAGCCGGATTTAATCGGAGATACTGGGGCCACTTTGCCAACATCCGTTTTACCGTTTTCCGCTCACGAGTAAGACGATTTCCCGATTGTAATCCACCGGGTGTCTTATAGGTAGCTGTTAGAATTGCAACATCATTTAGGCGGACTATTACTTGGTCGCGCTCCCAGAACTGTATAGTCCTCTGATAATCCTCTTTTTCACCATTACCAATTGTAATCTGAACTTCTTCTTTTGGATTATAACACCCCCAAAAAGAACCAATTACGAACTTGAAATCCGTGGAAACTTTGTGTGACATAAAGAATGGATTTGCTACGGGATATACACCCCAGAATTTAGCTCCTGCCTTGTCACACTCAGCAAATCCACGATCAAACATGCCTGCCAAGTCCGTAATTGGTTTCTTTTTCATATTAATAAATCCGGTTACATCGTCATCAAATGATACCAGTGCCTGTCCTTTAGGAAGTGTATTAAAAATGTAATTTCTAATCTCAGGCAGACCCTTTTCACCGACTATAATCTTACCAACATCGTCTCCAACACCGTCTTCATATAATTTCTTTTGTTCATCATTGGCTACATAGACATGTATCTTTTCTTTTGGTATCTTATACTTTTGAAGAAGAGCAAGAGTTTTCTCTTTTAAAATTTGAACTCGATTATATGATGGAATAACCACAATCCATGACATTCCTTATGTAAGATAAATAATTTTCTTTAGTAAAGATAAATGGACTTTAACATGAAACCTATGTGGATTTTTGTTATTGGATTTGTTCTTCTTGCAGTATTTACGGCTGTTGTAATGTCTCGGACTAGACATATTATTCACGGTGTGGTGCATAGACCATCTCACAGAATACCAGGTATGCCCTGGCATCCTATTCATGGTTCTCATCTCCTAGGTGAAAATTTCTCGACCGATGCTACCTTTTATATGTTCGGCGTAGATTGGTGTCCCCACTGCACATCCACAAAACCCGAGTTTGAGAAACTAGGGCCTACACAGACCATCGGCGGGAAGACGGTCCGCTGTGTCTATGTAAATCCCGAAAAGGAACCCGAGGCTGCAAAGGGTTTTGCTGTTGATGGTTATCCGACATTGATTCTTCAGAAATCCGATGGAACCCAAGTGAAGCATTCTGGACCTCGTACTCATGCTGGGTTCCTGGATTTTCTCCATGAAAAAGTCTGAGCCACGCTGTAGCGGCTGCCTCTCCAGCTTGGAATAATGTAAGACGCTCTTCGACCGTAATATCAAAATTCATGCTAGATACATTAGAACACACTGCTATCCATGCACGAGGTTTCTCTTTGCACAGACGTGGTCGTTTTACAATTAAGACCCGCATACAGTATTCCATAAATGTTTCAATAGAACATTTTTTTGCCGGTCCAAATATCTGTGATTTATCGCATGCAATAACCAATGTTTCCTTCTTCTGTGGAATATGGAACCATGGGCACTGCTCCAGAATAGCACCATCGCAATACAAGTCTCCCGAGGGAGACCGCCATGGTGTAAATATAAAAGGAATTGTACACGATGCCCTAATTGCATCAAGAATTAACATGTTAGGATGTGTGTCGACCGAAAAGAGTTCTAGCTCCCGTTTATTAAGATTTACCGCTGTGATTCCCAGAAAATGTCCCTTGCTTTTCAATGTAGCAAATGTCCATGTTGATGCACCGGGTTCCCATGTATCTACGAAATTTCCGAGCATTTCTATAAGTTCTTTACCCGATGCAAAACCCCAGGTCTCCATAAAATTCATGACAAGGTCTTTGTCAATTGCTAACATGGGCCTCATATCAAAATGTTGGATACAATCTCGCATCCATGCGGGAGATACACCAAGAGCTCCAAGATATGCACAGAATGAGCCGGCTGAACAACCGTACCAGGATCTTACGTTTACAGTCTTACCTTCTTCTATTAAGCGAGCCAATACACCTATATTACTTCCTCCTTTGGCTCCTCCAGAACTAAAACTTATTGTCGTTGGAGTCCAGGAAGACATTCCTCTCCTAATGTCAAGGATATGTCACGACAACCACAAACGCAGCCTCCTCAACTAACCCCTGGTTCCTTGTTTGATGCACAGGCCAATTTGGATAGACAACGTCTGCAAGTGTTTAACCGGATTCTGGCTACAATTCAAGATCGGATTAAGTTTGCAGCTGCCAAGATAAATTCACCCCAAATGATTTCCTATAATGTTCCTGAATGGCAACCGGGATGCCCCAGATTTGATGTACGGGAATGTATTATCTATGTTGTATGGAATCTCCGTCAATCGGGTTTCAAAGTCTTGTATGTGTCTCCGAATCGACTACTCGTTAGTTGGAAAGAGCAGGCTATTCAGTATTATACTCAGGATTCACCTATTCGACAGGCTATGTTACATGCATCTGACCCCCTGAAAAAAGTGCCAGAAAAATCTATTCTTAAGAAGACTTCTGCATATAAACCCATAAATGAAGGCGTGGCCGGTCTTCTTACCAATGGATTATCTAAACAAGATGGTAAAACAATTACTTTTATCTAGTATCGTCGAAATCGACCAAGACTGTCTCTTGCTACTTTCAAGAGTCTGTGACCACCGGTCTGAGTTGATTTTGTAGATGCAAATCGTAAGATAGTATCAATAGCAAGAAGTAATAGAAGACCTATGGCAACAAACATGAATAGTTCTGATGTGCTCTGAGTATTGGAAGTAGATGTTAGACTTTCGAGTTGTTTAGTAAGTTTATCGAGTCTTTTATTCATATCGGACCATGTATCTACAGGCATTGAGAGCGGTGCTCCTGCTGTTACAGATAACGGTTGTTCTATTTTACGCCATAAAGTAGGCTTACCATCAATTTCTGGTCTAGTAAGTGTTTTAGAAAAGTCGGAATCCATCATAAATGCTTTTTCCCATGATTCTGATTCACCGGGAACAGGAAAAAAACTAGTTGTTTCTCTTGCTTTTACTGGTTCTGCTGATTCATCTGGTTTTAAGACTGTCCCGACATCTGTTTCCGTAGGCTGATCGGGAAGAGGCGGAGGAACATCTTTTGTTCTGATTTTTTTAGGTCGTTTTCCCGTTGACCCAGAATCAACAGGAATT